AAGGTCACGCGCAGCTTTCGGTGGGGCGCAAGATCGCAAGTCTAGGTAGTAGATACTCTTAGTATCTCTCTCTCTAGTACTCTCTCTCTCTTCTCCTACTCTCTACCTACCTTCCTTCATCCTTCAAGGGGGGGTGGGGGTCTACACACCCTCCATCAGCTACCACCTTCCTATACCCCCACCACCCCACCCCACCCTTGAACGAACCTTTTCGGCATCACGCGCCGACGCATCGCTCGCAGGACTCGGCACTTGTGGCGATGCCCTTCGTTCAATCTGGCACCTTGAACGAAGGTTTGAAGGAAGGGTCTGGCTCAGTCCGTGCCGGATCGGGCGACGATCACCGTGCGCGGTCGACCGTCCGTCGGCGCGGTCAGCATCTCGGCGTCGCCTGACTCGCACAGGCTGGCGAGCAGGTCCTTGCGCTCGCTGCGCCGCAGCCACTGCGTTCTTCTGGTCAGAGCCCCCAGCGACAGCCCCCCCGGCCCGGCGTCACGCACGAGGCGTAGAACGCGCAGGTAAGCCCCTTGGATCGAGTTGTCCGCCAGACTGCCCTCCGCTTCGGCCTGGACCCGTTCGAGGCACCAGCGGGCAACCTGCTCGGCCCAGAGCACCGCGTCGAGCCCGATCGTGCCGCCGGGGATGCGGGTCGTGGCGTGGATCAGCGCCAACTTCGCTACGTGCTCCTCGAGCCGCACCCACAGGTCCGCCAGCGGCGCGAGCTCCGACCGGCGCATCGACCGGACCCGCTCGTCGTTCGCGTCCACGATCCCGTCGAGCGCGGCCTGCGCGTCCGAGTCGATACCGACCGTGCGGCAGATGCCTGACAGGTCACCCTGCCGGCGGGTCAGCCGCTCGAGGTCGCGCAGCCCTTCGACGAGGTAGCTCGGTGGATCGCCGGCCAGCGTCCGCTGCCTCGCCGGCATGCCATCGTCGCTGACGAACACCAGCAAGCGGTTCAGGAAGCCGTCGGTGAGCGCCCGCGAGTCCACCGCAGAGAACAGTTCCGACGGGACGCCGACGCCGTAGAAGCACAGGTGCGGCTCCTCGATTGGGGTCGCGGGGTTGAGCTTCCTGTCGGCGTAGGCGGCGGGAAGCCACGTCGAGTTCGCGCACGAGAACAACTCGAGCAGCGCCCGCTTGATCGTGACCTGATGCCCGCCGGCATTCGGCCCCGATACCGCTTGCAGGAACTTGGTGAACTCATCGACGAGGCAGATGTGCGATCTCGTCGCCTCGTCCAGCAGCGACGACCGCAGCCCGCTGTCGGACTTCCACTCGCTGGCCCCGATCCAGTTCGTCAGCCCAGCCAACGCGAACAGTCGCACCGGCAAGCGCAGCCCTGCGTTCTTGCCCGATGCCGTCTCGGCGATGCCGAGCGCGTAGATGTTCGTTCGCAGCCCGGTCGGCGTCTGGACTCGCCGGCCCAGCAACGCGCCGAGACAGGCGATCGTGGACGCGAGGCATAGCGCCGGCTGGCGCCGTGGCGAGCACGCCAGCATCCACTCGACCATTTCGCCGAGGACGCCCGGCACGTCCGCCAGCTCTCGCGGGAACGGGCGCTTGTTCGACGGCGGCGGTGCGTCGTCGCTCGGTTCGACGCGCGGACTTGCCGGCTCGCACAGGATCTCCTGCGACATGCGCGGTGCCCACCCGCCGTCGCGGGCGAGGTGGTAGAGCGTGCCGAGCGTGACCTCCGACCCGTCGAGCCGAAGTTCCTTCAGGCTGTTCCACTGCCGGCGCTGGGTCTTCGGCTGGAACTTCGGCGACCGCGACGACCACTCGCACCACAGGTCATACGCCTGCTCGCGGGCGCTCGTGGACTTCAGCGCCATGCCGACGCGGATCCACACGTCGCGCGGGTCGGGGTCGATGAATCCGAGCGCCGACCGGATCGCGTCGCAGGTTGCCGGGTCGATCGGGATCTCGACGGCACTTGCACCGCCGGCAGCGTTGCCTTGTGGCATGGAGTCGCGGCGCGATCCGACGAAGTCGCGGATCCACTCGGGCATCGTGTCGATGTCGCCGATCCCATCCGTGTCCACGTCGAACGGGTCGCCCGCCCGCCACTCACGCCCCGGCGATGCCGGCGACGGCAGCACGACGTAGCCACCTCGAGCACGCACGTCGATCCCAGACGCGAGGTCGATGCGCGAGGACACGACCGGGTCCGGCATCCGATAGAACAGATGCCGGCCACCGCGCGGCGTCGTCGCCACAAGCCCGCACAGGTCGCGGCCTCCGTGGTCTTGCAGGATTACGCTCCACGTCGCCGGCCCGTCCTTCGACTTGCTCGGGTCGTAGTCGAGGTCGATCACCGCGACACCGCTGCGTTCGCAGTCGAGACCGATGCCGGCGTCGGGCCACTGCGCCCACCACCGCGCGATCTGCGCCGGATCAACCGTCGCGTCGAGATGCCCGTGCTCGGTGTGCGGGTGCTTGCTGGGCTTGACGGGGAACACCAGCCACTTACGGGCGGCGTAGCGGAGAGCCGCGTCGAGAGTGGACGCGAACGCGCAGGAGTCTTGTGGCATGTTGCTGGCTGACCGACCAGGGATGCGAGCTAGAACGGGATGTCGTTGTAGTTGATGGGCACGCCGAATGAGGCGGGAGGACCAGCATCAGGCTCGTCGCTGCCGGGTTCAACTTTCCCGCGACATTCCACGGCGACGACCTCGGGCCATTCCTTGCCGCCGCCTGACTTGAGCGTGAGCGCGACCGGCTCGCCGAGTTCGTGCTGACGCTGTAGTGCCTCGGCGACGGTCGAAGGTGCCGGCGATGCGCCGAGGTGTTTGCGCCACCACTCGATCGCCTTCGACCGGGCGTAGCCTTCGTGTTCCAGACAGACCCATTCGCTGATCTGCTGGGTCATGTTGCCGTCCTCGTTGCTGGCGAGGTAGGACACGCGCAGAACCGGGTGCGGCTTGCCCGTCTTCTGGTGCCGCAGGTATTGCGTGCCGATGATGCGCAGCTCGTCGAACTTCACCGGCTCGAGACCTCGGATGGCCTCGACCTCTGCGGGCTTCGCAGCGTGCAATGCGACCATGATCTTCTCGAACATGTGGCCGCACACCGGGCACTCCTTGAGCGCGGCGTGGATGATCTCCTCGCACGACGGACAGGTCTTCACTGGCGACTCCCCGTCGCCGCCACCGTCGTCGGCTTCCGACGGAGAGATATCGTCGAGCGGCCCGTGCCTGTCGAAGTTCCCGCCGAAGTCGAGCAGCAGGCAGTCGGTCTTGCCCTCGGCCAGTCTGAATCCTCTGCCTGCCATCTGCACGAACAAGCCCGGCGAGCACGTCGGGCGCAGGATCGCGATCAGGTCAACGTGTGGGGCGTCGAAGCCCGTGGTCAATACGTTGACGTTCACGATGCAGCGCAGTTCACGCGACTTGAACGCGCGCACGATCTCGGCGCGATCCTCCGGCGGCGTGCTGCCGTAGATCTGCGCGCAGTCGATGCCGTGCATCTTGAGCTGCTCGGCGACGGCGACCGCGTGCCGGACGCCAACGCAGAACACGAGCCATGCCTTGCGGTCGCGGCCTCGCCGCACGATCTCCTCGACGGCAGCAGGCACCGCATCGCTGCCCATGGCCGCGACCTCGAGCGCAGCAAGGTTGAACTCGCCGGCAGTCTTCTTGACGCCTTCGACTTCGATCGTGGTCTCGGTGGCCTTGGCGGTCGTCTTGGATAGCCACCCGTCGCGGATCAACTGCACGAGGTCGGCGTCGTAGCTGACACCATCGAAGAACCGATCGTCGCCCTTATGCAGATACCCGCTGTCGGTGCGGAACGGTGTCGCGGTCAGGCCGATCACGCGCAACTGCCCGTTCATCGACTTCAGGTCAGCGAACAGTCGGCGGTAGCGCCCGTCGCCGCTTCTCGGGATCAAGTGCGCCTCGTCAACGATCACGAGGTCAACCCATCCGAGCTTCTTCGCCTTGTCGTAGACCGACTGGATGCCGCAGAACAGGACCCGGTCTTCAATGTCGCGGCGGCGAAGGCCGGCAGAGTGGACACCCGCCGGGCACTCGGGCCAGTATCGCAAAGCTGCGATGTGGTTCTGCTCGATCAACTCCTTGACGTGCGTGGCGCAGACGATCCGCTCGTTCGGCCACTGCGTGAGCACGTCGTGGAGGATCGCCGACAGCACCAGCGACTTGCCCGCCCCTGTTGGCAGCACGATCAACGGGTTACCGTCGTTGTTCGCCATCCACGCGAACGTGGCGTCGATGGCGGCGCGTTGGTAGGGGCGGAGGGCGATCATTGAAGGCTAGGGAATGCCTCTTCCAGACGCCACGAGAGCACCTTGACGCGATCCTCGGCGATGTATGCCTTGATCGCCTTAACGGTCAGGGCGCAGGCGGTCATGCTGTCCGACCGAACTCCTCGTCCACCGGCCTTCACGGCCATACGGATCAAGGCGTTCATCAGTGCCGCAGCAGGATGCCCATCTGGTAGATTCGCCCATCCCAGCATGTGCCCCGCGAACTTCCCCACCGGGCCGTCCCCAACTACACCAGACGCGCAGGCCATCATGCACGCGACCTTGACGATGCACGCGGGGCGCTGGCTAAGACCGTCCAGCTTGCATGCCCATCGCGTCCATTGCATGACAAGATCCTGCTTGCGAGCGAACGTGAGCCTCATCTCCGAAGTAGATGGGCTAGACCTCCTCAAACCACCTGCCGAGTCTCTGACTACGACAGTTCCATGGGCGGCTACCCCCATTGGGTTAGCCCCCTTGCCCGCCATATCCACGACGCCAAGGGACCGGCAGATCGCAGAAATGGTGCTGGCCTGCTTGATCCCGATATCAGGATCCATCTGCCGCACCCACTGCGGGAACTTGCGGGCTAGCCCCGAGTCTACGACCTCGTTGATCGATGGCTTACCGCCACGGACCACGATCCATCGGATCGGATCGCCGCCCGCCGCCTGGAACTCCGCTGCCGCAGCGGCACGGTGCCCGCCGTCGATGACGTGGCCGTTCTTGCCGATCACAAGGGGAATGCCAGAAGACTGCTCCCACTTTCCCGCTCGCATGAGCCGGAGATACTTGTCAACGGTTGCTCGCTCAGCCGCCCGCCAGTTCTTCGGGTCCGATCCCATCTTCGCGAGATCCTCCGCGTCGAATGTTTGGAACTCAACCGTGAGTCCAAGCTCATCATCTACCAGTTGCTTTGCCATTTGTGGTCCTCGTGTTGGTGTATAATGCGCGCTCGCCTCACGACGGGCGCAGTGTGTTCCTCAGCCCCGCTTCCACGACGGCTTTGCAGCCGCCGCAGCAGGAGCCGCAGGTGCCGACATCTTCGGAGCCGCAGCCGGCGGTGCGCTCGACCCTGCGCCCTTGTAGCCGCGCACCTCGTTACGCGCGTCGTATTGCCCGTCGCTCGGCACCGCCTTCAGCTTGATGAGCAGCCGCGCACCGAGCAGCTCGCTGGTGTCGGCGACCTGGATCTTGTCGATCGCGTGGCAGATCGCCGACAGGTTGCGCTGCGCGATCTCGCGCGGCTGTTGGTTTGCGTGGCGGATCGACAGCCGGTCGAACACCTTGCGCCCCGCATACTGCGGGTGCGAGTTGCCGTCGATCTCGTGCGTGAGCTTCAGCATCTCGGTGCTGCCGTCCTTCGTCGGAACCATGTCGGCCTCGACGATCGTGGACTGGTACCACCCATCCGGCATCGGATCGAAGGAAGAGTTGGGAGCGATGTTGGTCGCGTCGAAGTTGAGACTAGCCATGTTCAGTTGCTCTGCTCGTTCTGGTTGTTGGTTGGGGTAGTAGCGGACAGGTTCGTTGCCGTCGCGACGGTCGCGATGGCGTGCATGATGGTGTTCCAAGCCGCCTGCGGATTGCCAGTCGGCACGGGGATCTGGTCGGGCAGCGCGTAGCGGTTCTTCGCGCGCCACGCCGGTCGCTCGGTGGTTAGCAGGACTCTGCTGCCGTCGCCCACACCGCGCTTGCGTTCGCCGCTGGTGACCGCCGTCACCTTGGAGTTGGCGAACAGCACGCAGTCGGCCCAGTCAACGACCGTGGCCTCGGCCAGTTTGTGCAGGCGCAGTTGGTAGCGGTCGTAGGCGTCGACCTCGGGCGACTCGAAGCGGACCACGGTGCTGTGGCCGATGAGAATGATCGTCTTGCCCTGCTCGCGCAGCATGTCGAAGCCGTTGAGCAACCGCCGCCACTCGCTCGCGGCGTATTGGTAGCCTTTGCCGAAGCCGAAGTCCTCGATGTGCTTCTTGCCGTTGTCGGCGCAGGTCTGCTCCCACAACAGCGGCTCGAGCTTGTCCAACGAATCGAGCACCACGGTCTGGTAGTCGTTCGGCTCGTTGATGAGCGCGGCCATAGCGCCGAGGATGTCG